CGCAGCTCGGTCCAGTTGGATCCGTTGTCGATCGACTGTTCGATCTTGAACTTGGCGGTCCAGGTGCCGTGCGTGATGATGCGCCAGGTCTCGCCGCACTGAATGGATGAGCTTGTGCCGGTGGCCGTGAAGGCTTGCGCCACGGAGGATCCCGGCACCGCCTGAATGATGCGGTAGAGCGAGCCCACCTGCTGCGCGTTAAAGAGCGAAGCCGAGGCGGTCAACGTAATGGAGCCCGTCTTGGCCGATGGCGTGAGCGTTGTGGCGGCGGTGTTCGAGGCCATGAAAGGCCCGCCGGAATACACAAAGAGGTTAAGGGTCCAGGCCGTGTGGCCGGATCGTTCTAGCTGCCGCGGCGCGTGGTCCGGGTGGCAGATGTAGAGGATGTCGGCCGACTGCGCGAACTTGAGCTCGGGCAGTTCCGCTTCGGTGTAGGTGGTAGGGATCTCGTAAATGGTCTGCGCCACCCACTTGCCGGCACCGAGGTCTGTCGCAAAGACGCCCGAGGTATGCGCCACGATGCAGTAGTAAATGGTGCCCGCTTGCGTGCGGAAGTCTCCAACCACGTAGGCCGTCGCGGTCAACCAGGCCGCGGCGGAGGTCACCACGATCTGCCCGCCGTCCTTATAGAACCGGCAGTAGCTCTCGCCGAACTCGATCACATACGCCTGCTCCGTCGAGAATTCAAAGGGGACGAGCCGAATCTTTTTGCCGGTGGTCTTGGAGGTGGCGACGTAGAGCGTGCCCGAACGGTTGGATGCGCCGCCGTGCGGATGGACAAAGAAATTCTTGGCCGTCTTGAGGCCAGTCGAATACTTCTGGAGGTCGACCCGCGAGTGCAGAGAAGGCGCGAACTCCCCGCCGGCGAAGGATGGCTGGATCCCGTAAGTGGGCATCGCCTACCCCCGCGCCTGATGGAAGCTGGATTCGCTGGTGTCGGTCAGCTTCTTCTCAGTGGAATCGAGCCGCTTTGCCTCGCTTAGGGCGCCGGTGTAGAACCCCTGGATCTGCGGCCCGAGCGCCTTGTCACCGGTCAGTTGGTGGGCCAACGACGCCGCCAACTTCAACGCCATCGCTTCAATGAAAGCGGGGTCGTAGCTGTTCGGGTCAGAGACTTTGATCGTGTATTCCACATAAGCTGGCGTGATGTTGGCAGCGATGGCACGCTGCGCTGTGGTCGGGGATTGCACCTCTTTGAACTCCACGCCCACGGGATCGGTGGCGTCGGTGTCCTCGAATACCTTGCGGATGCGCAGGCAGTTGGCCGGATAGACGTACAGATACTCCCAGCCGGAGACGGTTTCATCTGAAATGGCCGCGAGCGTCGTGATCTTGGTGGCAAATCCCCAGGCATACGCCCGGAGAACGTCATCGCGCACCGACTCATAGATCGCCGATGCCCGTTCCGCGGGCTCGGAGTCTTCGGTGAGTGAGGCGATCGGACGCACGCCGAGGTGGTTCAGCGCCTTGTTCACGATGTCGACGGTAGACGTTGCCATTCAGAGTCTCCTTAAATTGGTGGAGAGAGCCGCGTGAGTAAATTCAGGTTGACCTGAAAACACTCACGCGCTCCCCCCGATTGTTTTTACTTATGTCGGCTGTGCCGCTTGGGCGCTGGAGCTTCGGGCGTTTCCGCCTGCTCATCAGCGACTTCTGCGGGCTGCTCTACGGGCTCGTCGACTTCGTTCTGCCCGGCGACGGGCGCGAAGTGGTCGTTGGGTTTGGTCTTGGCATCCACGGTTTCACCCGCGGACCAGTACCGACCCTGGAAGCCGTAGTTGTCACGAATGGCTCGGTATTTCATGGTCTCTCCTTTACGGTCGGCGCGTGTCAACGCCGGCAACGAGGAAAGCGTCAATCGTTCCGGTCGTGAAGTTCTCCGTGCCCACGGTGTAGTGGACGCGCAGATACCGGCGCAGGCCCAACGGCAAGCGGACCTTTACCAGCTCCGTGTTGGCCGCGATGGAGGCTTCGGTGATCGTCCCCGACACGTACACATCACGCGCCGAAGCGAACGCCTCATCCCCATCAGCCGCATCCTGGAGGCGAATGACGAGCGTTGCCGCTTCGCCAGCCGAGTCCAAGAGCGTGCCGCATCGGACCACGAGGTACATTTCGAGACCGCCATAGATGGCGTCGCCGTCGGCGCCTTGGTCTACAACACTCGAAGATGCCGCCGTCGCGGTGAGCACCTGTCCGTCTGAAAACTCCAGCAGTTTGTCTTTAATCATTTGATTCTCCTTTAGGGTTCAATCGAATCGACTTAGGCGACGGTCGCTTCGGTGTTCAGGATTTGATCGACCACTCGGACAGGAACTTCCGAGAACGTCCGCACCATTTCGCCACCAACCAGGCTGGACGACGGCAACGCAATCGTTCCCCGGTTGTTCATCTGGCGCCGCAAGAACGCGCGGACTTTCCGGTTCATGTAGAACACGGGTCGGCCGAGCTTGATGTTTTGCGGGAGCTCCAACGCCTGGGTCATCAAGTCCACAAGGTCTGCACCCGTGGCGGCGTTGTAGGTCAGGTCGGAGTAGTCGATGTTGGCGATACGAACGACATAGCGCCAATCGCGCACGGTCAAACCGCAGTCCCATTTGTAATGGGTGCGGAATCCTTGGAAGCGGCCGGCAGGCGTTTGCCCGTCGTACAGCGTCTGCTCCCCGAGATCCTTGTGCGTGAAACCAGCAGCAGAACCCTTGGGATAAATCCCGTGGACTGTGTTCGGTCCCCACACCACAAGCCAGATGCTCGTGTTGTCGTTACCGGCTCCGCCGGCTTTGATGATGTTGTTGCCCGAGAGGGTCGGTGTCGCGCTGTACGTCGCATAGCGCGGCGCCAAGCCCATGAAGCGCTCGGGGTTGGTTGCGGTGTCGCCATAGAAGATGGTCCGCGCCATCTCAATGTTCATCGCTTCCAGGAAGGCCCGGTCTTCGGAGAGTCGGAACTCGGAGGTGTTGTTGTTCAACATCACCAAGCTCTTGTCGACTTCGGCGTAGGCTTCGAGCATCCCGCAGTTGTCAGTGACAGCAGCGGTCGTGCTCTTGCTCGGCTGCACGCCGTAGTTCAGGCGGCGCCACGTGCTGGAGGGCAAACCAGTACGCACGGTCGTCTTGTGTCCGGTGGGCAGGTTACCTTCAACCCACACCATGTCTTCGAGAATCTCGTTCGTCTGTGACAGCAGTTCTACGATCGCGCTAATTTTCCCGTCCGGGTCGGAGCGTTTCGCAACGTCGAGCAGGGTCGGAAGCAACACACTATTGGTAGCCATTTTTATGTCTCCTTGGTTTATTTATTCTCGGGGTAAAGAATCTGCGCGTGGGACTTTCCTGCCGTCCCGACCGGCTTATTCGCTCCCTCTGAGAAGCCGTCCTCACTCATGCCTTTGCCGACTGAGATGAAGAACTGCACGACGGCGGGGTGACTGCCCAGTCCCGATTCGTCCAGGAACGTCCTGAGCGCTTCGGTGCCGAACTTGTCACGCGCTGCTGCCGCGAGTGCCAGCTGTTTGTCCGCATCAGACCCAAGGATTTTTAGGGTGTCCTGTTTCCAGGACGCCTTCATCTCCTCGAACTGCGCGGCGGAATCCTTGGTCATGTTGTCAGCGACCTTGGTTTGCAGATCCACGAGCTTCTGCGCCTGCTCTTGCGTGAGCTTTAGCTCCTTGGCGGCCGCGGTGAATTCACCGAGAACCTCCGGTCGAAGCTCAAACCCTTCGGGCACCGTGAAGTCCGCGTATTTCTCGGGGACGACTGGTGCTGCTGGCGCTGGTGGCTTTGGAGGCTGCCCCTCACCTGGTTTTCCTTCTCCGTCTTTAGGCTTCGTGGGATCCTGGCCGCTACCATCAGGCGCTGCGCCGGCGGCCGGTGCTGCTGGCTTGGGTGCATCGCCCTTGGGTGTTGCGTTCGGTTCACCACTTCCTGCTGCCGGAGCGGCGGGTGTTGGTGTTGCCACTGCTCCGGTTAAAAGCGTTGATTCATCAGCCATCGGTTTCTCCTTGAATTTCTTTTCGTTCGGCCTGGCGCAGGAGCTTGTCGTTGATCGCCTCGCGTTTCATCTGGAATAAGCCATCGAGACCAATGCGGTCTTCGATTTCTCTCTCGATGAATTGACCTACCTCGCGGCGACCTGCCAAGTTGCCCATCGCCAGGGCGTTTGTGCTGAAATACGGCTCACGGAGCCGGCACACTTCATAAGCGAGCCGGTGCAGAAACCGCCGGCCTTCTGGCATTGCGAACACCTTCCTCAAATCCGAGACCTCGCGCAGCTTGAGCTTCTCGGCTACGGCGTCGAGCTTCTTCTGCTCGTCTTCGTTGTCAAAGGCGTCAGCCATTCACGACCTCGGCATCCACCGGCGCTGTGCCAGTCAAAGCGTCGAGTGCAGAGTTGTTGTTGAGCTGGGTTTCCGAGAGCTTCTTGGCGCTCTCCACCATCGCCGGCATCGCGGCCGCTGCCTGCGCCTGCTGCGCAGCCTTGGCCTTCTGGTCGCGGAGTGCTGCCACTTCCTCGGGCGATCGCACGAGTTTGGGTGGCACGCCCAGCATCTCTCCGTATTCGGATACGGCGGCGTCGGGGTCAAAGTTGTCCAGGGCTTCGGGGTATACGGCGGAGAGTTGGCCAGTGAAGCCGGCCAGCTGTGAGATGGCGGTCGTTCCCACCATCTTCTGGGCTTGCGCGAGCATCGAGATGTATTCGATTTTGAGGTCTTGCCCCTGCAATTCTTCTGGCGGTGGGGGAATCAGACCGGATCGCTGCATGATGTTGAACGTGCGGTCGATCAAAGGATCGAGCAGCTCGCTCTCAAGTCGTTCCAAGACCGGCCCTAACATCAGGAGCTTTTCCTCATGCCGCTCTACGATCTCTCGTGCGGTCATTTTGGGGCCATCGGCCTGCGCGATCATCATAAAGAGGTTCGCGTAAAAGCTCTCGGAGATGCGGTACTCGGTCTTGGAAATGGAGTTTTCGATCATGTTGAAGTCAGGCTGGATCTGGAATAACGGGCGAGCGCCCACGTTCGGGACCATCGCGGACGAGCGGGTGATGCCGCCCGGCAGCTGGTTGACTTCTTCAATGGAGGCATCGACTTGCATCGGGGGATCCACTACTTTGTCGAGCGCCTTGAGCTTGGAGATCTCCATTTTCTGGAGCATCTTCACGTCGCCCAACGCATCCCAACCAGGACCGCGGCCATAGATGTCGGCGGTCGTTGTGGTGTCCCAGCGCGGTGCCAGCACCGGGAATTCCTCGAAGCCTCGGATGTCTAAAAAGGTGTCGGTGGGCGAGCCGTCTTCCCAATAAAGTGAGCGGAAGGATTTGTTGTTGAAGACCCGCGTGCCGTCGTGGATCCGCTTGTCGTTGAACTCAACCAGATGGCAGACGGCCACCCAGCGGTCGATGTTGGGGCTCGCGGCGGTCTGATAGGCGATGCGCACCTGGTCGGATACGTTGTCGATCCCGAACTCCTCG